GTTCATCACCTCTTGATAAGAGAATACACGAAAAGTCGCAAAATTGCAATAGCGTTTTGCAAATTCAAAAAAGATTTTCGCGAAAACGCAAGTCGTCTATTGACTTCTTGCTTCTGTCGTGTTACTCTATGTGCAGAGACTCGCGTTTATGCGAGTCACGAAAGGAGGTGAACCACTCATGTCTACCAACATGAATCTTCTGCGCGGCAAGCTGAAAGAGCGCGGTGTGACCCAGCAGGAACTTGCGCAGAAAATCGGCATGGATTCAAGCACTTTGTCCCGCAAACTTGCATCTGATGGTCTGAAATTCACCGTCGGCGAGATGCATGACATCGCCGCAACCTTGAACCTGTCCGCCAACGAATGCAAGTCTATCTTTTTGCTCTGATACTCGCATTTTTGCAAGTTCCATTTTCAAAGGAGGTGAAGAAAATGATTATTACTCGCCGCAAGCTGTTTGCCGACACAGTTCTCGACAATCTGCTGGACGCACAAAAAAATATGGCATCTGCCGAAAAGGTAGACGCCAAAGGTCTGATTCTGCTGAGCCGATTTATTTTACATCTTCTGAAGAAGATGGATGACGAAATCATACATCTCAGTTCGGAAGCAAAGGAAAAGCGGAGTCAGCCCCCAGTAAATGATTTGGATAATTTTCACGGCTAGCTTATCTCCCGAAATTCCAGACAGCTCACATAATTTTACGGGAAGGAAAATTATCAACTGAACCCAGTATAAAGGAGACAAGCATTCCAGCACTCCCATGCGGAAATAACCTTTTGCCTCCTGAAAACCGGTCATCACCAACGCTGCCACATCCTGGCGCTTATTTGCCAGATTATCAAAAACCGAAACCGTCGTTGTCATTACTTTACCGTATCCTATAGGCGCACAGTGCGGCACTTTAGAGTCAGTCACATGGGCCTGTCGAAAAAGTTTTTGTGTTGGTGCAACATAAAGTAAAAACGTACTTTCTTGACCCTTAAGGTAGCGAAAATACTTCTTCTCGTAATAATTTGTTCTCAGCAAGCCAGACACACAAAAAGCAAAGCGATACTCCAGTATCGCCAAGAACCCCAACAGCAAATACTTCATAATTCCACCTCCTTTCTGGGTTCCAGTATACCGCAAGAAAGAGGTGTACACAAGGAGGTTAACCAAATGGACAACAACAAAAAGCCCAGCGAGCCGTCGGAAGCGGAACGCTGGGCGCTGAAAAATGTGCCGACAGCACAGCTCGTTGCAGAACTATCCAATCGGGAAGGCGTAGAAGCAACAATAGCAGAGCCCTACCAAGATGCCGAAGTCAAGGTAAACGGCCCCGCCATTGTGCTCGTGGTCATTGATTAACCAATTCTGCGATACGGGTACGAGCGCTTAATGTACGCATGAAAATACTTACCCTTTGACGGAGCGTTCATCAGCGATTCATAGACGCTTTGCGGCACACCAGAATACTCGTATAGTCCGCCGCTATGAAATGAAATCCAAAGCGTAGTGCCTGCATATCCGACTGCTGCGAGGTCGGACGAAGAAACAGGAATCATCTGCATATTTTTCACCTCCCTTCTGTCCCTCTATTCTACCGCAGAAGGGAGCCAGCCACAAGGAGGTCAAAACCTTGAACGACATTATCTTATCCACCCAGAACGGCGAACCGGTGGCATCCAGCCGGGAGGTCGCCAAACGCTTCGGCAAGGAGCACAAGAATGTGATGCAGGCCGTTGCAAATCTGGTGGCTGAAAATTCAGCCGCCAAATCCATGTTCCATCCCGCCACCTTCGAGAACCGCGGTAAGAAGTACCCCATGTACCTCATGAACCGCGACGGTTTCGCACTGCTGGCAATGGGCTTCACGGGCAAAGAGGCCGTAACGTGGAAGCTCAAGTACATCGAAGCCTTCAACCAGATGGAGAAGCAGCTTGCCGCCCAGCACAAGGACCAGCAGGCCGTGCAGGACGAGAACATCCAGCGGGCCATTGACCAGGTCATCGCCGCCCGGAAGCGTCTGGACGAGCAGACCGCTTTCCTGGACAAGCGCCGTGAGGCCCGCGACAAAAGCAAAGCCCTGTATTTACGAGTCAAAGCACTTTGCAGTCAAACCAAAGCCGGATACAGCGAAGACTGTGACATCGTCCGGACGATGGAAACCGTCGTGCGCAGCTCTCAGGATTTTCTGAACAGCGCCGTTGACCAGCTGACCATCGTTGCAAAAGGCTACCCGGCCTATCTCGCCCTGATGAATGACATCCTCTCGGATGCCATTGAGAAAAAGGAGTGACCACCATGAGGAAGCATACGCCTCCCGTCCCCTCTACCCCGTTCATGAATGTCCGCGATGCTGCCCGGGCCACCGGGCTTTCGGAATACTACCTGCGCAAAGAGCTCGATAAAGGCACCATTCCTCACATCAAGAGTGGCCGGTGCATCATGATCAACGTCCCCGCCCTGCTGGTGCAGCTGGGTGTGCCGCAGAAATAAAAAGGAGGCATCCGCATGAGAATCAAATCTGGCGTCTGGTACTGGCTGGCGGTGGCCAGCGGTGCCGTCGGGATGCTGTACGCACTTGGCTTTGCGGGCAGCATCGAAGCCCTCGGCGTCATCTCCGACACCGACTTCATCACCGCGATGGTGTTGCTGTTGCTGGCGCTGTTCTTTGCCCGGCTGGGCGACCATGCCGCAGAGCGCGAGGCTCAGCGCCGCAAGTACATCGACCGCCGCCACGCCCGCACCGAAGAGCCGGAGTACCGGCAGAACCGGAGGGACGCATGAACGCAAAAAAGCCCGTCGGTGCTGGAACACCGGCGAGCCTGCAAAGGGATGATGGTTTTTCTAGCCCATCACCCCGAAGAATAACACACTTTGGAGGTTTTAGCAAGTGGACACTATTTGCAGAAAACTCGCCAACGAGATGATCTACGCCTACCATGCAGGGCGGTTCTGGCGCTGGGATGACGCCCAGCGCAGCTGGCATGAGAGTCATCTGATGGCGGCAAAATTCGAGCGTGCCAGGGCTGCGCTCAAGACGCTGACGCCGGAGTCCTTCTTCTCCGACGGCGCGGAGTTCGCTCTGCTGGATGAGTACGAGATTTCCCTTGACATGGCCGAAGCGCTCAGAATCGCAAAGCCCTGCAAAAATGCACCGATAGACCCGGTAGAGGAGTCCCCTACATTGTCCGCGCAGTGTTCGGATGCTGCCACTGCTGCGGAAAGCCAAACTGCGGCATCCCCGGCAGTGCAGGTGGCGTCAAACCCTATGACGGAAACGGCAGTTGTTGTGCAAAGCTCCGCAGCTCTGGACGGTGCCGACGAAAGCACGCCTGCACCCTCAAGTACCGCTCCTTCTTTTGATTATTCCGTCCTTGATGCTCAGACCGTGGATGTTCTGCACATGGCCGAAGGACAGTATGTGCAGGGTAAAAGGATGACCGAGACCGGCCTGCGCTGGATGGTCAATGCCGTTTCTATGGCTCATGATGCTTTGTGTGGTGGAGTTGTCCAACAGTTGGACAACTCCAAGCATGGCAATCGTGGAGTTGATACTTTCCGGGCATGGTGTGCGAGCATTTCTCTCAGCAAATCTTCCGCCTACAACCTTCTGAGAGTTGCCGAGCGGTTCGGCAGCATCGAAATCGACGGCAAGTCCATTCTGGACGTCCAGCCTGCCACTCTGCTGTACGAAGCGGCCAAGCCCAGCGCCCCGGCGGAACTGGTGCAGAAAGTTACTGCAGGCGAGATTACCAGCAGCGCAGAATATCGTGCTGTTCTGAAAGAAAATCAGCAGCTCCGCACCGACCGGGTAAACGCCATGAACCGCGCCGAACGGGCCGAGCACCAGCTGGAAGCCGCCCTCGCCGACATTGATGGGTTACAAGAGCAGTGCGCTCAGATGTCGCAGCGGGCAAACGACGCAGAAGAGGCCCGCATCGCCGCCCGGCTTCAGTGCCAGAAAGCCGAAGCGGAGCGTGATAAGGCTGAGGAGCGCGTCCGCAATGCCGAAGAGGCCCTGAAGCACCAGCCCATCGTAGGCATCGTCGATGAAGAAGAAGTTGACCGCCGCGCTGCAGAAAAGGCATGGGGCCTTGCAGATGCCCGGAACGCCGAACTCGCCAAGGACAACGCAGACATGAAAAAGCAGATAGCAGCTCTCAACTCCAAAATCAGCGATGCTGCACAATCTGATTTCGAGAACGCAAACAATATTGCCTTCTTCTGCCGCCGCGCATGGGACACCGGCAAGGGCAGTTACTCCCGCCTGGTCGGCGAAGACTTGGAAACGACCTTTGCCAGCTTATGTGAAACATTGAACAGCATCCGTGAGGAAGCTGCACGGCTCTGCCGTCAACCGCCGGAATATGACGGAGGTGAGGAAGATGAGTAATCCGCTTGCCCGCAGAGCCCGCATCAAGGATCTTTCCAACAAGGCCGAGGGCATTTTTCAGTACGTTGGGAACGACAATGTGCTGTTCCGGCTCATCAGCACCGGCAATAAGCTGACCAGCGACGTCAACTATGCTGTAGCTCTGTTCACCGGCTTCGCCCGAAGCCATCAGCTGGGCAGTCAAGAAACCCGCCGCACAATCGACTCGATTTATCGCCGGGTCGGTGAGCTCATGTGCCTCATTGACATCGTCCACGCCGCCGCTGGCGAAGAAATCATGCCTGAGCCGTATGAATCCATAGATTTTTGTTACATGACCGAGTACCGCACCATGCTACGGGAGGCTGTCATTCGTGGGATGCCGGACAACTACAAAGGCCCGGCACAGAATTCCTACGCCATCAGCCTCGTCAAACCAAGCGTTGGCTACGGCGATGGTTACACACCGGACGAGTACGATGACGATTTCTTCGCCCGATTTACTCGCAGAGAAGAGCCGCGTGACCGGAAGCTCGTCTTCCGCTGCACTAAATCCGAGCTTGACGCCATCAAGCGTTATGCAAATATCATCGATATTAAATTTACCGAGGAGGAAATTCATCATGCCTGAGAAAAACCAGACTCCTATCGAGATGCTCAACCAGAATGCAGCTGTCGTCCAGAGTGCAGAGGTGCCTGCACTTGTTGCGCCCACTGCACCCGCTCAGCCTCCGCAGCGTCAGAGCTACGCCGAGAAGGTTCAGGGCCTGACCATTGACGAGCGCAACTGGATGCTTGCAAAGTCCAAAGCCGCCGCTATGGCGCAGCTTCCCGCAGGCTTCTTGCCCCAGACCTACACCGGCAATCCCGGCGCGTGCGCTATCGCCTGCGAGATGGCCCTGCGCATGGGCGTTTCTCATCTCTTCGTCATGCAGAACCTTTACGTCGTCCATGGTATGCCCACATGGAGCGGCAAGAGCTGCAAAGCCCTCATCGACAACAGCGGCCAGTTTGCAGGCCGCACCCGCTACCGCATGGAGGGCGAAGAAGGCACCGACAACTGGGGCTGCCGCCTGATCGGCGTGGACAAGCTCACCGGCGAAAAGGTCGAAGGCCCGAAAGTCACGGTCAAGATGGCAAAGGATGCCGGGTGGTGGAACAAGAATGGCAGCTACTGGCCCAAGATGACCGAAATGATGCTCAAGTACCGCGCCGCCGCTTACTTTGCCCGCGCCGAGTGTCCGGAGGTCCTGATGGGCGCCAACATCGACTACGAGGTAGGCGCTGGCGACGCCGAGGAAGAGGGTGCGGCCCATGCTTAATGTTGTTGCGCTGATGGGCCGTCTGGTCTACGAGCCGGAATTGAAGACCACCCCGAGCGGCATCAATGTGTGCAGTTTCCGCATTGCCTGTGACCGCAGCTTTGCCCGGCAGGGTGAAGAGCGCAAGTCCGATTTTATCGACGTCACCGCGTGGCGGCAGACCGCCGAGTTCGTCTGTAAGTATTTCCAGAAGGGCAGCATGATCGCCATCGAAGGCAGCTTGCAGACGACCTCGTACCAGGACAAGAACGGCAACAACCGCACCAAAGTTGAGGTCGTCGCCAGTAACGTGAGCTTCTGCGGCAGTAAGGCCGCAGAGCGGGCTGTCGTGAAGGATTTTGACCAGCAGACAGCAAATCATGTTCAGGAAGCAAAGGCCGCACAGAGCGCTCCGCAGGCCCAACAGACCAGTTTTGCCAGCCAGAGCTATCGCGCCGAGCGCAAATCACCCGACGGTCAGCCGGTCGCTGTCCCCGACGCAGAAGCGTACAATCCTGATGGCTTTTCCATCATTGATGACAGTGACGACCTCCCCTTCTGACCGCTGCCGCTGTGCTATCTGGCGATACGGGCATTCCATTCGAAAGGAGGCCAGGCCGTGGGCATTGACCCTTCTCGCGGCTTCGTTGCCATCCCGCGCGGCCTGACCGACTGGGAATGGTATTCGGAGCCCAACACTGCCCGGCTGTTCATCCACTTGCTGCTTACGGCCAACTGGCAGGGAAAGCAGTGGCAGGGCATCACCATCCATCCCGGAGAGCTGGTCACGAGCCGTGCAAAACTGGCAAAACAGCTCAGAATGTCTGAACAATCCGTTCGGACAGCACTTATGCATTTGCAGTCAACCAACTGCATAACCAGCAAAGCAGGGCCAAGATACAGCGTTATCACGATAAATAATTACGCTGAAATTATTGGTTCAACCAAGCAATCAACCAGCAATCAACCAGCTCCTAACCAAGACTTAACAAAGATAACAAAGAAAACAAGACAGTCGTCGTCTGCGCGTGCGACGCCCGAGCCGACTCCGACGAAGACGACCTCTCCCGTGGTCATGGAGTTCGAGCAGCGCATCTGCAAGCTCAGCGCCCAAGGGAAAACCCAACTGACCGGATACGCTGACCGGCTGGGAGAAGAGTTGGTGCTGGCCGTCATCGGCAGGTGCGCCGACCTCGGTGCCTACAGCTGGGTGTATGTCCGCAAGGCGCTGGCGGAGGCCGAGGCACAAGGGTGCAAGTCCGTGGAAGAGTACCGCAAACTGCATCCAACCGGCAGCGGACGGAAGATCCGGGTTGACCGCACGGAACCCAGCGGGAACGATTTTCTCAAAAATGCTGGGCGGAGGAAGCTAAAAAAGAAAGGAGACTTTCCAAAAGATAACTGAACTACATAGTCTTAAACTAAATTTGAAGAAAGGTGAAATAAATGAGTCAACCCCGTTATGATTGGTGGGGATACGTCAAAGGAATGATTCGGCGCTACCCGCTTCTCTGTGCAAAGCAAAAAGAATTACATGAAGTAAGCCTTTCCTCCTGTCTAAGCATCGCATCTCATGTCAATGGAAATCATTCCGACCCCACTTCTAACGCTGCCCTTCGAGAACTTCCGGCTATCAATCTCCGTGAAATGGATGCTGTACAACATGCTATCGCAGACACGCGCACACTGAAAAATAGTAAAGAACGGATGCAAATGATTCGGATGGTATTCTGGGAAAAATCGTATACGGTATCGGGCGCTGCCACAAAATTAGGCTATAGTGAACGAATTGTCGTCCAATGGCATGGAGATTTTATACGGTTGACCGCTCATCACTTTGGTTTATTATAAAACAATTTCATTTCAAGTATTGCAGTATCTTCAATCTGATGGTATTATTGACTCGGAATTATATGTTGAAAGGATGTTGATTATGGCCGGATGGGATGACATTTTGCGAGAATTAGGCGATACCCCTTCTCCAGTCGATATTGTTCGTCGCCAATACTTAAAATCTCTTTCCGACTACACTGGTCGAAATACTATTGCATATTATTCCGCTTTTTTGACCCGTCAAGCTGTCGGCACTGATATAAACGATTCAGACATGACAGGCTTTATGAACGCATTAAAGGGAATGGACTGTTCAAAAGGGTTAGATTTGATTCTACACACTCCCGGAGGCTCTCCTGTTGCGGCAGAAGCTATTGTCAATTATCTTCGTAGCAAATTTTATAATGATATTCGTGCCATCGTTCCTCAAATTTCCATGTCTGCCGGCACGATGCTTGCCTGCGCTGCTAAAATTATTATTATGGGAAAGCAATCTAGCCTTGGTCCAATAGATCCCCAATTTAATGGAATTCCTGCATATAATATTAAGGCTGAATTCGAAGAAGCCAAAGCAGATTTAGCCTTGCACCCTGAAAATGCCCAATATTGGGCAATAAAATTGCAGCAATATCCTGCCGCGTTCTTAAAGACCGCGTTGGATGCCATTAATCTTTCAAGTGATTTAATAAAAGTTTGGCTTGGTAGCTGTATGTATGACAGCAACATTCCTGCTGAAGCAGCTATCGTCAACAACATCGCCCAGCAGCTAAATGAGCATGATCATTCTAAAACCCATGACAGACACTTTAATATTGATTTTTGCCGTAGCATTGGCTTAAAAATCGAAGAAATGGAGTCAGACGATTGCTTGCAAGATAAAATTTTGAGTGTCCATCATGCATATCTTTTATCTCTTTCTAATTCTGATTCTGTCAAAATCATTGAATCTCAAAACGGGAAGGCTGTCATCAACCGTTTTCAATCTTGAGCATATAATCTAATTAGGAGGTTTTGTCATGGATGCCGAGTTAAACAGGCAAATAGACGATTTATACAACACACTTTATGCACCGTGTGCGCTTCAAAATGTTCCATCAAATTTGCATATCAAAGTTCTCAACAACACTCTTCATAGCGAATTTTCTCTCAATCAATGCACGGTCGGTAAAATTTCGCTGTCTAGCAATATAAAAAATTTCAAACCCTTGCATTAAAAAGCCAAAATTTCATGCTATAATATTATTGTCAAAACCCGCAGGATGATAAATTCGTCCTGCGGGTTTTGCATACGCAGCCTCCGAAACTTTTCCTCCATCATGATGAATTGCTCCTTTGGACTTTTTGCTGCTTGACAGGCATTTTTCTCCTTCTTGAGCTTTCTGAGGCTGCGTCAAAGAGTTTCTTCCCTGCACAGAAATGTGCGGGGATTTTTTATGCAGCCGTAGCTCAGCCGCGAGAGCGCTGGCGTGACCAGACGGACGGAGGGCCGCACCCTCCCGGCTGCTCCAACTTTTTTGCAAGAGAGGTGGTGACGTGGCATACAAAAAGCATCCGGGCGGCAAGCCCCCGAAGTACAAAACGGCTGCGCAGATGCAGGAAAAGATAGACGCCTACTTTACCGCCTGCGAAGGCGAGCCCTTGACAGGCCCGGACGGTGTGCAGATGTTCGATAAGCACGGCAATGAGCTGCGCGTCGGATGCCATCCGCCTACCATTACAGGGCTGGCTCTGGCGCTGGGTTTTGCTTCCCGGCAATCCCTGCTGGACTATCAGGCCAAGCGGGAGTTTCTTGACACGATAACGCGCGCGAAGGCCCGCTGCGAGCAGTACGCCGAAGAACGGCTGTTCGACCGGGACGGCACCAGCGGCGCACAGTTCAGCCTGAAGAACAATTTCGGCTGGGGCGCTGCTGAAAAAGAGAAAGACTCCACCGCCCAGCAAAACGAGATGCAGTCTCTGGCCGACCTGCTGCAGCATCCCCTGCCCGACCGCAACATCAAGGACTTCGAGACATGAACATCCCCGCCCCTTTTTCTCAAAACCAGACCCGCTTTTTCTGGAACTGCTTCGACCACTGGCTCAACGTGGCCGAGGGCGGCAAGCGCGGCGGCAAAAATGTGCTTATCACCATGGCCTACTGCACCATCCTCGAAAAGCACCCCAGCCGCATCCACCTCATCGCGGGCGTGTCCACGGCCACCGCGCGGCTCAACATTCTGGACTGCGACGGCTTCGGCATGAAGAACTACTTCGAGGGCCGCTGCCGTGAGGGTGTGTACCAGAACCGCGATTGCCTTTATATCCAAACGCTCACCGGCGAGAAAGTCGTGCTTGTCTCCGGCGGCGGCAAAGCCGGAGATGAAAAGCTCATCAAGGGCAACACCTACGGCACCGCTTACATCACCGAGGTGAACGAGTGCAGCGAGGTTTTTATTCAGGAGGTATTCGACCGCACTCTTTCCAGCCCCGACCGCAAGATATTCCACGACCTGAACCCCAAGGCCGAGGGCCACTGGTATTACCGGTCGGTGCTCAATTTTCACGAGGAAAAACAAAAAGCCGACCCGGCCTATGGCCTCAACTACGGCCACTTCACCATCGCTGACAACATGAGCCTCTCAGACGCCCAACTCCGCGCCGTGCTGGCCACCTACGACCGCAAGAGCATCTGGTATGCCCGGGACATTCTGGGCCAGCGCAAGGCCGCTGAGGGGCTCATCTACGATATGTTCGACCTCAGCGCCAACGTCTACACCGATGCCGAGCGGCCTGTGGGGATGCAATCCCTCTCTACCCGGACCATTACTGTGGACTATGGCACCCTGAATGCCTGCACTTATCTCGACACCTATGACGACGGCGAGACTATCCGCATCGACCGCGAATACCGCTGGGACGGACGCAAGGAGCGCCGTCAGAAGACCGACGAGGAATATGCCGACGACTTCATGGCCTTTATGGGCAACACCCCCTGCGCGGCCTATGTAGACCCTTCGGCGGCGTCCTTCATTGCCGCCCTGCGCCAGCGCGGCGTTTATGTTCTGGATGCTAACAACGATGTCCTGAACGGGATCCGCCGGTGCAGCACCCTTTTCTCCCGGCGTCGGCTGTTGGTCAATGCATCCTGCACCGGCCTCATCGACGAGCTGGGGCTTTACCGCTGGGATGACAAGGCCGCGCTGCTGGGCGTCGAAAAGCCCGTCAAGGAAAACGACCACGGCCCGGACGCCGTCCGCTACTACATCAATTCCCTGCCTGATTGGAGGTTTGAATAAGTGTCCAGACGCCGCAAGAACAGCCCCGCCGGGGGCGCACAACAGAATATCCCGGTCATGGACGCTTTCTCCAACCCGCTGTTCCGGCTGGGCTATGGCTCCCAGAGCCCGCTCGAGGCCACCGACTACCCGCTCACCCGGATGACCAGCAACTACGCTTTGCTGAACAGCCTGTACCGCAGCAACTGGGTGGTTCAGAACGTAGTCGGCCTGATGGTGGATGATATGCTCCGTGAGTGGTACAGCCTCAAGAGCGCTTCTCCTGAGCAGTGCAAGGCTATCCAGAGCGTCGAGCGCACCACCAAACTGCGCGACCGCATCAGCACCGGCCTCAAGTGGGGCAGGCTATACGGCGGCGCAGCGGGACTCATACTCATCGACGGGCAGGAAGACTTATCTCAGCCCCTCGACATGGACGCCGTTCTCCCGGGCAGCTTCCGGGGACTGTACATCCTCGACCGCTGGCAGGGCATCAGCCCGGATGCAGCGCTCACCTTCGAGGGCGGCGAGCTGGTGCCTGCCTCTTATAGTATCTCCGACGCCGCAGGCCACACCGCCGCCCGGGTGCATCACTCCCGGCTGGTGCGCTTCACCGGGCGGGAGCTGCCCGATCTCGAGCGGCAGGCAGAGCTTTACTGGGGTGAATCCGAGGTGGAGGCTCTGTACAAAGACGTCGTTGCCCACGACAACGTGTCGGCCAACATGGCGGCGCTCACCTTTCAGGCCAACATCAACACGATGGAGGTCAAGGGTCTGGAACAGCTGCTCTCCCTGTCCAGCCCGGACGTGCAGAAGCGCTTCTGGAACACCATGAAGGCGCAAAGCGTCCTCCGCTCCAACTTCGGCGTCCAGCTGGTGGAGCAGGGCAACAAGATGACGAACACACAGTACACCTTCACCGGCCTCCAAGAGGTGTATGAGAGCATGTGCCTCAACCTCTGCGGTGCGAGCCATTACCCCATGACCAAGCTGTTTGGCCGCTCCCCCGCCGGGATGAACGCCACCGGCGAGAGCGATTTGAAGAACTACTACGACTATGTGGACACCCTGCGGGAAAGCAAGCTCCGGCCCATTCTGGACAAGCTGCTTCCTGTAGTGGCCCGGAGCGCAGGCATCGAGGCACTGGATTTTGAGATTTCCTTTCCTCCTCTCTGGACGCCCACCGCCAGCGAGACGGCCAGCATCGCCAAGCAGAAGACCGAGGTCATCGTCTCGACGTTCCAGGCCGGTCTGCTGGATGCAGGGGTCGCCATACAGGAGCTGAAGAAACTCGAAGATGAGACCGGCCTGTTCGGCTCTCTCACCGACCAGCTCATCGCAGCCGCAAAGGGCAAGACCTATCAGGATGTCACTGCCATGCGCGACCCGCTGGCAGGGCTGCTGGATACGCCCGCATCGGACATTCCCACCGGCGACGCTCTGACACAGGACTTTAACCCCTATCATGATTCTTCCAACGGGCGCTTTACAGGTAAGGGCGGAAGCGGTACAATAGGAAAAACGAAGTACGCCCCCTCTCCTCAGCGTGGCAAGAGCAAGATACAGCTCAAGCCCAAGACCTATACCCGGCTTACCGGCGTGCTGAACACCCGCTATCCGGGACTGAAAGAGGGGGACGTTCGTACTATCCGTGATGCAAAGCGTCAGTATACGGTCAAAGCTGATGGATACGGCGGATTTGAATCGCTGAACATCTACCCCATAAAGTAGGAGAAGTCATATGGAAGAGAAATTGCGAGCGTTTCTTCAGAGATACATCGGCCAAGGTGAACTTAAGAAAGACCATGTGCAGGAAGATGATGTTGATATGTTAGTTTACGCCGCAGTTATCGACGGTATCGAGCAGGACATTATCGACTATGGTACTGAGCACCCCGATGCCCCTTTCTGGGATTTTCTCAAGATGCTGAAACCGGGACTTCATGGCATCACACAAGAAGAACTCGACGCCGACGAATAACTCACACACCACGATGCACACCGCACCGTGGTTTTCTTTTACCCATTTTTTGGAGGTCCCCGACTATGCCCCATCCTGCCCGCGCATCCCCTGAGCGGGAGCTTTCGCACCTCATTCGGCTCTACCTCAAGGCCGAAACGGACATCATCAACGAGATCGGACGCCTGCGAAGTCAGGGTCTGGTAGATTACCACGCGGTGGCCGCGCTGGAACGGGTGCAGGCGATCCTTCGCCAGCTGGAAAGCGACGAGTGGGAATATGTGCCGAGGCTCGTGGAGTCCCATTTCTATGCGCATCATCCCGAAGCCCGGACCATCCCCGGCGAGAGCATCGAGAAGCACCGCACGGCCTATCTCAACGCACAGGCCCTCACCAGCACCCAGAGCGACATCGTCCAGCGGCTCACCATGAATCTGATGGGCCAGCTGACCGACGGAAATATGACCGTGCTGGCGGGTTTACAAAGCGTTCTGCTGGGCCGCGTGGAGCCGGACATCTACCGCCGGGTGGGCCTCGAGCAGGTGGCCGCACAGCAGGCCGTGGGTCGGGGCATCAACCAGAGCGTCCCCGTTTTTGTGGAGGCACTGCACCGGGAGGGCGTCACAGCCTTTACCGACGCGGCGGGCCGGAAGTGGAGCCTGCACACCTACGCCACGATGGTCTCCCGCACCACCTCACGGCAGGCTGAGATATTGTCTGTGGTAACGCAGGACGCCGGGCAGGACTTGTATCAAATCACTGCTCACGGCACCACCTGCCGCCTCTGCGCCCCCTACGAGGGCCGTGTCTACAGCAAGAGCGGCACAGACCCCAGCTTCCCGCCCCTGTCCGATGCCTTCGGCAAAATCGACCCCGCCGGGCCGGATGACCTCACGAACAGCTGGCTCAACATCCATCCCAACTGCCTGCACGCGCTCCGCGCATGGACGTCCGCAGGACGCACCCCGAAGGAGCTCGAGCGCATCAAGCGCTTCTCGGACCCGAAGTTCAACCCCTACAGCTACGACCCCCGCACCAAGGCCCAAATCGAAGCCTACCGCAGGAAGGAGCAGAGCCGCGCGGTCTGGCTGCGTGAATACAGGCAGTGGGAGCGCTACCGCGCCGCGCTGGGCGACGAAATCCCAAGGACCTTCGCCACCTTCCAGAAGCACAAGCAGGCCGGGAGCGAAAAATATCAGCGGTGGGTCAGCGCCTACCGCAGCCGTCAAACCTAACTGAGCACGATGCAGATGCACCGTGCTTTTCTTTTGCCCATTTTCAGGAGGTGATGCCCCTTGATTGCCTATTATGGCAGCACGATCAGCAAACACATGACCCAGACGCCCGAAGGCTTCCTCATTTGCCGGGATGTGCCTATTGCACGCATCGGCACGCAGGACTACCTCGCCCGGGAGCTGGGGCTGGACGGCGAGCCTGACCGGCCCGTGACCGTGGAGCGCCGCCCGGAGGACGTCTTCGACCCTGCCGCTATTGCCAGCTTCGAGGGCAAGGATGTTACCTACACCCACCCGCCCGAGATGCTGGCGCCGGAAAACCAGAGCTCCTATTCCAAGGGCCACGCGGAGAACGTGCGCCGGGAAGGCGACTTTTTGGTGGCCGACCTGCACCTCAAGGACCCCACCCTCATTTCCGAGGTACGGAACGGCATCCTGCGGGAAGTATCCTGCGGTTATCTCTGCGACTACACCCCCAGCGGGGCCGGATACCGCCAGACCAACATTCGCGGCAACCATATCGCCATCGTCCCCCGTGGGCGCGCTGGTCATGATGTTGCAATAAAAGACAGTGCCGCCGGGCTTCCGGCGGAGAAAGGAAAGGTAAAACATATGGACATGAAGGAAGCTCTGCTTTCTCTGTTCGGTCGGGCAGCCAAGGACGCGACCCCCGAACAGCTGGACAATCTGGTCGAGACCGCAGCCGCAGCGCTGGACGCAGACCCTGCCGCATCGGCGCAGGAAGCATCACCCGCCGAGGACAATGCCCCTCCCCCGGCCAATACGCAGGAGAATCCCCTCATTGCCGCCCTGAACAGTATCTCTGCCAAGCTCGACAAGTTGCTGGCCGAGAAAGAGGCCCCTGCTGCCGATGATGGCGCAGACATCGACAAGGCTATCTCGGAACTGTCCGGTGAGGGCGAAGAGAAGAAGACTGAGGACACTGCGGCGCAGACTATCCCTGCAAATGACAGCGGTTTGGCCCTGCTGAAGGCTATGCGCCCGCTCATCAACGGTGTGCAGGACAAAACCACCCGCGATGCCCTCTCCAAGACCCTCATCGAGCAGGTCAAGGGCCAGAGTAGCGTGGAGGTCATCGCCCACGCTGCACAGGATGCCGCCACTGCAGCCGCGAACCGTTCCAGCAAAAACAGATACGAACAGCTGTGCGAGGCTTCCCAGAGCGCCTACGACAGCCGCAACCCCCACATGAAGAAGGAGGACTGATTTTATGACTCTCAGCACCCAGGTCATCGGCAAGGTGATGCCCCACGGCTTCGCCGGCTCCTACGCCCGCCAGCCCGATATGATCGTCAACACCCGCCCGGCGGGCGGTAAGGTCAACATTCCCTTTGGCACCGCCCTCATGTACGAGGGCGGCAAAGTCGTCGTCATGAGCGGCACCGGCACCACTGCCAACAAATTCGCCGGCGTGGCAGGAAACGAAATCAAGAGCGCCCTTTCCTACACCGACCAGAACACCGGCGTCTATGCTCCCGGCGACGCCTGCAGTGTGTTCCAGCGTGGCAGCATCAATGTGCTGTGCCAGCGCGGTGCGCCCGCTCTCGGCGGCGACGTTTACGTCCGCATCGCGGCGACTGCCGACTATCCCACCGTCCTCGTGGGCGGCTTTGAGGCTGCTGCGGACGACAAGACCGCCGGTAACACCATCAAACTGCCCAACTGCCAGTGGGGCGGCGCAGCAGATACGAACGGTGTGGCCGAGCTGGTCATCCTCACCCGTGCAAATCGCGGGCATCCAGACTACCGATATGAAGACCATCGGCACCCGCAAGGTGCAGTCCAAGACCAATGGCGTCAAGCAGACCGGCACCGGCAACGTCTATTTCGGCTCGAATGGTTCCAATCTGTTCGTTGATATGGTGCTCCACTACATCAACGACGGCGTGCAGGACGTCTTCGACATCACCATCACCAACGAAGACCCTGCATCCAGCGTCGGCGCGCAGGTAATGGGCTACTATGGCTGTGTTCTCACCGGTGACATCCCGCTTTCCATCCTCGATTCCGAAGAGGCAATGCTGAATTACGACTTCAATTTCAGCTATACCGACGTCCAGCGTCTGGAAGCATTCAAAGACCCTGCCAATCTGGGCAGCTGATTTCAGGAGGTAATTTTTATGAGCGCACTTTCTGCATTTCTGAACCCCACCGTCACCACCGAGGAAAAGGAGCTCATCGTTTCCAAACGCTTCCTCGACGAAAAGGGCAAACCCGCCCCCTTCCGCATCCGCTCTCTGACGCAGGAAGAGAATTCCGCCTGCAGCAAAGCTGCCACACGGAACATCAAAGTGAACGGCGGTTATCAGGAAAAAGTCAACCAGAACGAGTACATCAGCCGCATCATCGTGGCCGCAACGCTCGAGCCTGACTTTGCCAGCGCTGAGGTGTGTGAGCATTTCGGCACCAAAGACCCCATTCAGGTCCCCGGCAAGATGCTCCTCGCGGGCGAGTTCGCCAAGCTCTCCGCCGCCATCTTGGAACTGTCCGGCTTCGAGCAGAACCTCGACGACGAAGCAAAAAACTGATCACCGGAGACCGCTGGGATGTCGAAGTTCTGGTAGCTTACTACTGCTTCGTCAATCTCGGCTGGACTCCGGGACGATATGATACTCTTCCCGAGCGGGAAAAGGCTCTGGTTCGTTAGTTTGCCATTCACGCAATGGAGAAAAAAGCCAAAGAAGAGCAGCAGATGAAGAAGGTGAAATGACCGGATGGGAAAGATACATAATGTTTTCTATCTGGAAGACCGTTTTTCTTCCACCTTTGGCCGTTATCTTCAGCTGGCACAGCAGGCATCCGGGCAGACACTCACGGCAAAGGCAGCTGCACAGATCTACAGCGTTTCGGTGCAGACAGAAGCGGCCAATATGACACAGGCCGCACAGATAGCCTCTGTCCAGCAGCAGACAGCAGTGCAGGCTGCCGCAGCTTCTTCCCAACAGACAGCCGCCGTACACACTCAGGCTGCACAGGAGGCTATTCAGGCTGTGCAGCGAGTTGCTGCAGCGTCTCAGCAGAATGCCGCTGTGCAGGAGCAGGCCGCACAGGAAGTGATTCACACACAACAGCAGCTTTCTGCTGTACAAAGCGAAGCTGCCACCTCTGTTGCTCGCCACAGCGAGGCTCTGAAAGCCGCCGAGGCATCTTCCCGGAATTATCAGTCTGCGCTGGGCAGCATCGAGCGGCAGGTCATCAAGGCCAATGCACGTTTTGACGCACTTTATGAGCAGGAGCAGGAACTTATCGCTGCCGGAGAGCAGACCACTGCTGCCTTCAAGAAACTGGATGCCCAGCTCGATAAACAGGGTGCCAGCGTCCGTTTCCTCGAAGCCCAGCAGGCGGCTCTTACCCAGAAATACAATACCGCTGCTGCAGTCCAGAACGAAACCGCTGCTCTTTCGAGAGCACAGGCTGCACAGACGCAGGCCGCTCAGGCGGCGACTTCAGCAGCATCTGCCGCACAAGAGTTGTCATCCGCACAGACTGACGCAGCGGAAGCTTCCGGGCAGGCCGCATCTGCCATGCGGCAGGCTTCCGACGCGGCGGAACAGGCTGCATCTGCCGCCGGGCGGGCCGCTGATACCGCCGATCAGGCTACGGCGGCGGCCAAACGCGCCTCCAACGCTAACCGGGAGTTCGAGGACAGCAGCGGTCTCGCCGCAAAAGCTGCAAACTCGCTGACTCAGGAGTTGAAGAAGCTCGTGGGCGGCTATCTGGGCATCCAGACGCTCAAAAAGGCAGCAGACCTGTCCGACACGCTTGTTTCCACCCGCACCCGGCTCGACCAGATGAATGACGGCCTGCAGACCACCGCAGAGCTGGAAACCATGATCTATCAGGCAGCGCAGAACTCGCGCGGCAGTTTCGTGGATACACTGGGGCTCGTCTCTCAGCTTGGCACAATGGCCGGCAGTGCGTTCGACAACACACAGGAAGTCGTCCTCTTTGCCGAGCAGCTGAACAAAAAGCTGGCCATTTCCGGTGCGTCCGGCATGGCGGCACAGGCCGCTATCCTTCAGCTGGAACAGGGCCTTGCCTCCGGTGTGCTGCGGGGCGACGAACTGAACAGCGTGATGGAGCAGACGCCCGCCCTTGCCAAAACCATCGCCGACTACCTGCAGGTCAGCATCGGCGATCTGCGCACGATGGGTTCTGAGGGTAAAATCACCGCCGCTATTGTGAAAAACGCCCTCTTCTCTGCCGCTGAAGAAACGAATGCTGCATTTGAAAAAACGCCTATGACATGGGCGCAGGTCTGGACGACGGTAACGAACATCGCGGTCCGGGCGCTGGACCCGCTACTGTCCGGCATCAACTGGGTGGCGAACAACATCGACACACTTGCGCCCATCGTGCTGGCCACCGGATCCGCTTTTGGTGTCATGCTCATCGCCGCCAACTGGACAAACATCCTTACCTTTGCGACCCAGAAAGCAGCCGCCGCCCAAGCTTTTCTGAATGCTGTTATGGCGGCAAATCCAGCTGCACTTGCAGCGGCCGGCGTTTTGCTTTTGGTGGGCGCATTGTACGGCGGTGTTGCCATTATAAACCACTTTGCAGACACCAGCGTTTCGGCTACCGGCATCATCGCCGGGTCGTTCGCTGTTATGGGGGCATTTGTCTACAACAGCACTCTTGTTCCTTTGCAGAACGGATTTGCCATGTTCGTGAACTTCCTCGGCAATGCGTTTAATAATCCCACTGCCGCCGTGAAGATACTGTTCTACGATATGGCCATCACCGTCATGCAGTATCTCCAAAATATTGCAGGAGCGCTGGAAGGTCTCGTCAACATGGTCCCGGGCGTTACAGTCGATTTGACCAGCGGCCTCGATTCGTGGGTCACAAAGCTCAAACGTGACCGCCAGTATGAAAAATGGGCCAGCGGTTACACCGAATATGTCACTCCGTGGGAAAACATGGACCTCAGCAAAGCCTACACGAAGGGCTATAACTGGGGCGCAAATCTGAGCTTTTCCGACCTGTTCTCAGGACTTCTCGGCAATGGTATGGGAGACCTTGCCATTCCTCAGGCCGCCAACATCAATGATCTGCTGAAAAACATCGACAAGAACACCAGCAAAATCGCTAAAACGGTCGATATGTCCGACGAGCAGATAAAGATGCTGGTAGACGTGGCCGAACGCAAATACGTCAACAACATCAACCTGACCTCGCAGACGCCCATGATCACCATCAAAGGCCAGAACACCGGCGACACAGAGCAGGACGCCCGGAATGTGGCAGAGATTCTCCGTGATACCCTGCTCGAACTGCGCAGCGCCGGGAGCACTGTCACCGTGAATTAAGGAGAAACAGATGCCCAAATACAAGCTTTATTTTTCCCGCGACTCTACCGTCCTCGCGCTGCCCATCAACCCGGAAAAGCTGCCGGAGACGATTTCCGCCGACAACGGAAAATATAGCGTGCTGGGCCTTGGTCAAATCATGCAGCCTCGCACGCCTGACCTTCGCATCGTTTCTATCTCCGGCCTGCTGCCGGGCAGACGTCTCCCGGGGCAAACCGGCATCCATCTGCCGCCGGCAGTCTACATAGACTTCTTCACCAGTGCGATGAGAAAAAAATCTCCCATCGTCTACACCCCGGTTCGTTTCTATGAAAACGGTCTCCCCTTTCTTGGGCCGAGTCTGGGCTTTCCCTGTCTGGTCACAAGATTTAAGACCGAGGAGCGCGGCGGTGAGACCGGCGACTTTTATTTTGATTTGAGCCTTTCGGAATACCGCGATTTCTCCCCGCAGAGAGCCATTGTGCAGGGCGAAGGCCAGACCGGCACTTTCACCCCAGCCACAACGCCTGAGCGAACTGCAGCCCGTGCCATCGCGGCTGCATCCGCCATCAGCGCTGTCACCTCTGCTGCCAGCACCGTCCGCCTCACCCTGACGCCGACCCGAAGCACCCCCTCCGACCGGCTGGTGGTCAACGCCCGGCGGAAGGTCAGCGGCAGCTATTACGCCGCCAGCGACGGCGCAGAGCCTCTGGGCAGTGTCCACGGCTTGCTCATCACCGTCCGGCGCATCGCCAGCCATGCCAAGCCCTGCCGCGTCTGCGTCGCAGATGCAAACGGTGACGTGCTGGGCTGGATGGCTGAGACCGACCTGCAGGAGGCCGACGGATGAGTTACGAACTTCTTGTGGGCCGCAAGACGCCCGGCGACACCCTGAACCTGACCCGCTGCACCACACAGGCCGTCTGGACGACCCAGCGCACCGGACAACCGGGCAAATTCACCTTCACCTATCTGCGCACTCCGGCCTCCAAAATTGAGGAGGGCGACGTGGTGCGTTTCTCGGTAGACGGACAGCTGCAATTTTACGGCTGGGTCTTTACCCGAGGCTTAGACCGCTGGGGTCCGGTGGACGTGGTCTGCTATGACCGTCTGCGCTACCTCAAGGCGAACGCCAGCTACTCGTTCTATGCCCAGAGCGCAGCTGACATCATCAAACAAATCGCCGAAGACCTCGAGCTGGATGTGGGAGAACTGGCCGACACCGGCTACAGGCTCCCCTCCCTCATCATGCAGGATAAAAGCTGCATCGACATCATCAACACTGCCGTCCAGAAGACCTTGCTGAACACCGGCAGGGTCTTCGTCTTCTACGACTCCGGCGACGGCCTCGCGCTGAAAGAAGCAAAAGACCTCAAGACGGACATCGTCATCGGTGATCACAGCCTCATGACCAACTACACCTTTGACTCCTCCATCGACTCCCAGACTTACAACAGCGTCAAGATCGCCCGGCCCAACAAAGAGACTGGCAAGGCAGATGTTTTCATCATGAAGGACTCAGAGACCATCGGGAAATGGGGCCTGCTGCAGCTCTATCAGAAAGTTGACGAAGCCGCCAACGATGCCCAGTGTCAGGAACAGGCCCGCGTGAGCCTCGAGTATTATGACCGGGTACTACAACAGCTCAAGTTCTCGGCGCTGGGCGTTCCCAGCCTGCGGGCGGGGGCATTGTTGCTGGTGAACCTGTCCGACTTGGATGGTGAGCCCTTCAAGCGCTACGTCATGCTGGAAAAGGCAGAACATACCTTCAAGAACGACGCGCACACGATGGAACTGGAAGCAAAAGCTCTGTGAAGGAGAAAAACCTATGGATCTTTTGGAATTATTGCAGACTATCACCAGCGAGGCCTATGACGCAAGCCAGCCCACCGACCTGCAGATCGGCACGGTGGTGAAGGCTCCACCGGACGACGAGCTTGAGATACGTATCAGCGAGGCGATGGCGCCCTTGAAAAGTGCAGTGCTTTATCTCGCAGAACCGGTCATTGAAAAGAAGCTCCCGCTGCTGAAGCACCGGCACAAATTTCCCCACACCCATGTCGGTGTGCATGGCCCGACTCAACCTCCGACTCCGAGCGAGTACACCGAATACTCCACCCTTTCCGAGGCTTCTTCCGGCGATGTGCAGACCGAGGACATCAAAGGATGGGAAGACGGCAAGGTACTTCCGCTGAGCAAGGACGGCAAATATATCATCCTTAACCGGGCGTTGGAAGTTGGCGATAAGGTGCTTCTGCTCCGCGTCCAGAGCGGGCAGAAGTTTATTGTGCTTTCACGCGTCTTCGGAGGTGATAACTAAATGGCCGTTCTCCCTGCAGGCAGAATCTCGGGCAGCGTCGAATATGTCTCTCAGCCGTCGAAGACCTGGCGCATCGACCCGGCCACACACCGTCTTTCAGGAACCTGCGAGGGCTATGATGCAGTCCGCCAGGCTGTCAACATCATCCTGAACGTCGAACGCTACCGCTGGCAGATATTTCAGTCCTCGAGCGGCATGGAATGGGAAGGGCTTCTGGGGCAGGACGCGGGCTTTGTGGCTGCTGAGCTTCAGCGCCGCGCGACGGAGGCTTTGATGATGGACGACCGCGTGACCGGCATCGAGAATTTTGATTACAACGTCAGAGGGCAGACCCTTTCCGCATCCTTTACCGTTACCACGATCTACGGCGGCGTTGAAGCCGGCATGGAGGTGAACATCGCATGATAGACTTTTCCAACGCACAGTACCGCTCCATCCTTGCCTATATGCTCTCCCAGATTCCGGATGACTACGACAAGCGGGACGTCAGTCCCATTCCCACTGCCATCTCCCCCGCCGCCTATGTGTTCGAGGGATTTTTCATCTCCCTGAACATGGTGCAGCGGCAGGCATTCTTTCAGACAGCCACCGGTGAGTCTCTGGATTTGCTTGCCCCTCTGGCCAGTGTCAGCCGCAAACAGGCGACCGCTGCCATCCGCAAAGGCGAGTTTGATACTGCTATTCCCATCGGCACCCGTTTCTCGACCATCAACGGCTCCGACAGCATCAACTTTGTCGTCATCTCTGCTCTGGGCGCAGGACACGCTTACCGCCTGCAGGCCGAGACGCCCGGCAGCATCGGCAACGTATATTCCGGCCCCATTCTTCCCATCGACACCATTCAAGGGCTTTCTTCTGCCCGCCTCTCCAACATTCTTACCCCCGGCGATGACACCGAGACGGATGAAGAGCTTCGCGCCCGCATCCTCGCGGCACTCAACAGCCGAGCCTTCGGCGGGAATGTCGCTCAGTATGTGGAAGAAATCGAGAAGCTGGACGGCGTGGGTGCGGTGCAGGTCTACCCCACATGGAAGGGCGGCGGCACCGTACTCTGCTCTGTGCTGGGTGCTGACTGGCTTCCCGCCTCTGCCGATCTCGTGCGGACCATTCAGGACGCCATTGACCCGATCCCGAACTCCGGCAAGGGGTTGGGCCTCGCGCCCATCGGGGCCAAAGTGACCATCTCCGCCCCGGAAAGATTCGAAATCTTGGTCAGCGCCTCGGTAACGCTCCTGCCCAGCTATTCGATGGAGACCGTTCAGAGCACCGTTACTGCAGCCCTCGAAGCTTACCTTCTGAACATCCGCAAAGGCTGGGCCGTCAATATCAGTCAGACCGGGCTTTCCTACAGCGCCAGTGTGTACCTCGCACGTGTCTCAGCTGCCATCATCACCGCCGAGGGTGTCGTGAATGTGACAGACGTTCAGCTCAACGGCCAGACGGCCGACCTGCTGCTTTCCCAGACCGGGGCGTTGCAGCAGATTCCAGTGATAGGGACGGTGAGCCTCTATGAAGCCTGACCTCTCCTGTGAGCTGTTGGAACTGCTGCCACCCATTTACCGGGAAATCGAGGACTACCAGCAGATCTGTGCTGCCGAAAAAGCCCAGTTCGAACGGCTGGCTGACAGCGTCCACCGTGTGCAGGACAACTTTTTCGTTCAGACGATGGATGAGGATTCTGTTTCCCGATGGGAGCGGGTATTCCACATCCGGGCGCTTCCGTCTACAGAGACAATGGCATTCCGGCGGCAGCGCGTTCTGTCCCGTCTGCGCACCCGCCCACCTTTCACCCTCGGCTTTTTGTATCAGCAGTTGGACGAGCTCATCGGCGCGAGCCGATGGGACTGCGAAGTGGATTATCCGGCCTATTCTCTGACGATCCGCGCAGATGCTGAAAAAGAAGCCAGCCGCACTGAACTGCCTCATCTGGTCAATCAGATAAAGCCCGCGCACATCGCATTCTGCCTCTGCCTCGTATATGACCCGACCACCATCCCCATATACGCCGCCGCTGCCCCGTGCAGCGCAGTCACCACCTGCACCATCCGCATCCCGGGCGTCATCGGGCCGAAGGAAGTCACCGGTCGGGCATATGCAGTCAGTGCAGCCAGCAGCACCCGGGTGCAGGCCACCGTGGCTCTGCCCGGCGTCATCGGCCCGAAAGCGGTCAGTGCGCCGGCCCTTGCAGGCAGCAGACTGGCCAACACCCGCGAGACCATCACCATCAAGATTGGAGGAATAACGATATGAGCTGGGAAAAAGCCGCGTATACCCGCGCGGGCGCTGCCTTATTGTCGGAGTCGGTCTCCGGCGGCGCACTCATCATCACCCGTGCGCTGGCGGCCACCGAGGCCAGTGACTCTGACCTCGCAGAAGCCGTCACTCTCAGTGGCGAGACACACGAGGTGGACATCCTCGGCATCGACACTGTGGAGAACGACGGCAAGCCCGCCCGGCGGGTCAGCATCCAGATCACAGCCGGGCAGACAGCCTACATCTGCCATCAGGTGGGGGTATACGGCAAACTGGACACCGGCCCGGACGAAACGCTGCTCATGGTCGTGCAGGATGACCGGGGCGTCGAGATCCCCGCCGCCAGCACGAGCAGCGATTTCAAAATCGAGCTGGCCGTCCTGCTGGCCGTCTCCAACAACGCCAACATCAGCGTCACCGTATCGCCGCAGGTGCAGGCCATCATGCAGCTGGTCGAAAAAGAGCTGGAACAGCACGACTCCGACCCCAACGCCCACGCCTCGGTCATCGAGGCTGCCGCCAGTGCGGCGGTAAAGCGCGTCGAGGAGTCCGGCCAGATCATGACCGAAGCGCAGGTCAAAAAGCTCATTCAGACCCACAGCGGCAGCGGGTATTTCGGCGAGTACAGCCTCGTCCTCCGCACTGATGGTTGGACTCCCCTGCCGGACACCGGCCCCTACCAGTACATCTACGATGCCGCGCTGGCTGACAGCGACAGCTCACTTATCCCCAGCGGCGGCGCAGATGTCAATGACTTCGCCGTGACCGCGAGGGCCGGCGTCCTCAACGCCTGTGAGACCCGCGACGGCTCTGTCCGTTTCTTCTCGCAGCGTGTTCCGGCGGCCGACATCCATGTGACGCTTACCCTGAACGGTTCCGGGAAAGGAGGTGGCTCCAATGCATCTGGCAATGTGACCATCGGGCAGGGCCTCAAACGCGATGAAAGCGGCGCGATCGCCGTCAGCATCGGCGACGGCCTTGCCTTTGACGCCACCGACGCGCTGACCGTCCGCAAAGACACCGTTGTGACCAGCGACGACCTCGTGAACGACGAAAAGTTATCTCAGGAAATCGCTGAAATTTTGAAGTAAAAGAAAGGAAAAAACACTATGTCCAAGAATATCTCCACCGCTGACTCCATCCGCAATCTGGCCGCTGAGGTCAAGAAGGGCTTTGTAAAGAAGGAAGCGTTCGCCCCCATCCAGACCGCTGCTGAAAAGGCCATCAAGTCTCTGGATGTGACCGGCAACACCATCAGCTTCTTCACCAGCACCGACAAGACCGGTGACGCCGCCTTTACCGTGGACTTCCCCGCCGAAATGTTCCTCGACCAGACCAAGACCGAGTTCGTCCCCAGCTTCGCGTTCAGCGCAGCCACCTATCCCGGCTCGACCGACCCCAAGCTGGACGGCAAGCCCGTCATGGTGCTGGCCGTCAAGGGCGAGAACCCTGACTCCTGCACCTACTCTTTCCTGAGCATGGCTGCGCTGGTGGATACCTACAAGGCTAAGGCCGTCGGCAAGGATACTTCCACCACCGTCTCCATCGCGGGTTACGAGGTGGACGTCAAGGTCAACGTCTCCGCTGCCGAGGGTAACGCCCTGACCCTCAAGGAGGATGGCCTCTACGTCAGCACCGCCAAGGTCGAGGCATCCGACACCAACGGCAACATTAAGGTCAACGGCAAGGAAGTTACCGTCTACACTGAGCCCGCGAACGTCCTGCACACTGAGGATGTCGAGGACTTCAGCGCCGAGGACATCGCTGCCATGCTGGCAGACTAAGGCCCACAAGGAGGCTCTATGGCAAAGGTAAAAGCACTTTTGACAAAAGGCCTCGCCGAACTCTGCAGCTACATGAAAAAGTATACCGCCGCCCTTGGCGACCTTGCTTCGGCCACAGCAGATGGCCTCGACGAAAAGCAGGACATCACGGCGGCGGTGTCTTTTACGATTCCGACGACCGGCTGGGCGAGGGATTCCACCCTCACCAGCTATTACTACTGTGACATCTCCATCGCGGGGCTTCGGGCCACCGACATCGTGGATGTCACACCTGCACCGGAATCCTACAGTGTGGCGCGAACGGCAGGCTTTATCCCCACCGAGAGCATGGCCGGGAAGCTGCGGCTGCGGGCCAAGAAAGCTCCGACTGCGGCCATCAAGGCACAGTATCGCATTATCAACACAGTAAAGAACTAGGAGTGATTTTATGGCATATGGTTCTTTCAATTCGGGCGGCGAAGCTCTGGCTGTGGACACCGCCCTCAAAGTCTCCGGCGCGGCGGCCGACGCCAAAGCCACCGGCGACGCGCTGGCGGGGAAAGCTGCCGCCAGCCATACCCACAACTACGCTGGTTCGTCCAGCGCGGGCGGTGCGGCGAACTCAGCCAACAAACTGAACAAGAACGCGGGTTCTGCTACGCAGGGCGTATACTTCAAGGATGGTGTGCCGGTCGCTATGACCTGCACGCTGGGCAAGAGTGTGCCTGCGGATGCAAAGTTCACGGACACCAACACCTGGCGCGGCGTGCAGGACAACCTGACCAGCACGGCCACCGACCAGAGTCTGAGCGCAAATCAGGGCAAGGTGCTGAAAGGCCTCGTGGACGGCAAGGCTGCGTCCAGCCACACCCACGATGACCGGTATTACACCGAAAGCGAGATGAACACCAAACTCAACGGCAAAGCCAACAGTTCCCACACCCACAACTACGCCGGTTCCGGCTCTGCGGGCGGCACGGCCAACAGTGTCAACGGCCTGACCTTCGCCGCCCAGACCACCGACCCGGGGGCGGGAAGCGCATTGACCACCAACAAGGTGCTCATTGTGTATGTATAAGGAGGTGAAACTTCAAAATGGCAAAAGCAGTTTATGTGGGCGTCGGAAGCAAAGCCCGCAAGATGAAAAAAGCCTACATCGGCATCGGCGGTAAGGCCCGCAAGGTCAAGAAGATGTACATCGGCGACAGCAGCGGCAAGGCGAGGCTGTGCTACAGTGCAGAGCTGGACAGGTATGGAATGGCTGCGGCGCTGAGCACTGCACGGTATGGTGTGCGGACTGCGACCGTCGGGAACTACGCACTATTCGCTGGCGGGCTCAAGCCGGATCTTACCTCTACAAAGACGGTGGACGCTTATAACACGTCCCTTACGAAAAGTACACCGGCGGAAATGGAATACGGACGGTGTTACCATGCGGCTGCCTCCATCGGGGGATATGCGCTGTTCACGTGCGGCCAAGAAAAAACGAATGGTCATGAAATATTTGTAGGAACTACAGAGGTTTATAACGCCTCCCTGACCCGCAGCAGTGTTCTTGGTATGAGCGATCATGATATTGGAGGCAGGCTGAATATGGGTGCTGCTGTCGTTGGGAAGTACGCACTGTTCGCTGGTGGTATGGCCGATGGCTGGGGCAATGCGTCGGCAAAGGTGGATGTGTACGATACCTCACTCACGCACACGATGGCAACGAACCTGACGGGCATTCCTCGAGAGCACGTGAGAGGCGCAAGCGTAGGTAATTACGCGCTTTTTGCTGGCGGACAACAATTTGAAAAGAAAAGTAATGTCCTTTGGGAGGTTTTTATGGTGGACGCCTACGATGCCTCGCTCACAAAAACCAGGGCAAGCAACCTGGGCAGTAACAAAAACAGAGACGCAGCCGCAACTGTCGGGAACCATGCGGTATTTGTGGGAAGCCCCGACTCTGCCGACATATACGACGCTTCCCTTACCAGAACGTCTGCCGCCATCCTGAGCACGGCGCGGACGGGTCTGGCTGCGACGACGGTCGGAAACTACGCCATCTTTTCAGGAGGTGGAGTAGCAGATGTCTGCGACGCATCTCTGACCCGGAGCAGCATCGGCACCAGCATGACGGGCTATGACATGGGTGCTGCGACCATCGGGGATTACGCTTTATTTGCAGGCGGGCATTCCGGTGAAAAGAGTGACACCGCTTACGATTCCGTCGAAGTCTACACCGCATAAAAGAAAAGGAGAAATCAAAATGGCACGATACAAAATTTACGACAACAAATCTGACGTCATCACCCCGGTGGGCGAGAAGCTTACCGCTGAGCAGTGGCTGGACCGTTACCAGTGGGGCCGCTACACCAAGATGATCGTGGGCGGCGGCATCATCAACGGCAGCGTCGCGCTGGTCTTCGACGACGAGGTGGAGCGTTACCGCAAGGCAGGCTGCGATTTCAGCGCCTGCGTCACC